TTGATGCTGTTGGCAATCTCCTGCATCTTGCTCACCTTGACCTGCCCGACCTTGCTAGTCTGTAGACCGGCGAAGTCCTGCATCATTATGAGCATGACGCTGGCCATGTTGACCAGGTGGAACGCCCCCTGCGAGGTGCCAGTAGACCGGATTAGGTCGTCATACACCGTGGTCAGGATGCTCTCTCCGAACCCGGCTGGGTTGACACGAGGGGTCGGGAACAGGATAGAGTAGGTAGTCCTGCCGAACAACGGGCGACCATCGAAAACGATCAAGCGCGACTTGTCCACCTCTACCCCGTCAATCCAGTAGGTAGGCGGGTTGTCGAAGGCAGGGTCAAACACGTCCGTGATCGGGTTTGGAATGCTGATACGGTTGATGTCAACCATGTTCAAGCTGGTGATTGCACCGGGATTGCCAGCGATCAATGACATGTTGAGAGGGTCGGACATCTGCGCCCCAGTGTCCTCGTTCTTCTTGTCCCTCGCCACCATGAGGATGGCGCACCCGCCAAGCAGACGTTCCTGCTTACAGGCGACCTCCAGCTTGTCCGTGCCGCCCAACTGCTCCCAACGGCGCATGAGCGTCCTAGAGATCATCGGGTCAACGCGCTTGATGCAGAACCCGCCACGCATGGCATCCTCGACAGGGATGTCCACGCCTTTACGAGCCAGCCAGGAGGTGTAGTACCAGTTGACATACTCGCGCCACCGATCAATGTAGTTCGCACGGTGGAACGGGTTGGTCGTGCTACGGTCTCCCTGCATCTCGCTGCCCCTGTCCATAGGGTAGCTTCCGGCCCCACCGGAACCGGACAACATGATGTTCTTGCTCTTCATCGTGATAGCCATACTTACCTCCAAGTTACCATCTCATCCACATTGACATCTCGTCCACCGCCACGCTGACGCCAGATCGAAATAGCCATAGTCATCGTATCAACGCTGTCATCCTCTTCTTCTGTCAGGCCAGTGAACCGGGCGCACTGGTCAATGAAGTGAAGCACCCATTCGTTGTCAGCACCAAACACAGGCAGACGAACCCTGCCAGCGCGGAGGTGGAACAGTGACATCTTCACCCGTTGCAGCTTGCCATCGGGGAATCCGTACTTCTTCGGCAACCATGTATTACACTGGATACCCATAGAGCGCAACTGCTGCGCCATAGGGGTGCCGCTCGCCTTGTCCTCGACATAGATGCGCGGGGGGCGGACCCCTTGGGCGTTACACATCGCCACCCACTTGTTGAAGAACGCCGTGACATTGGCGCACAGTTCGGGGAACTCCCACTTGCCAGACATTTCCTCCAGCAGGTCAATCGTGCTTTCCGTCATGTTCCAAAGCTGGAGGACAGACCGGTCGTTCTTGTCGGTCTTCTTCATGGCAGTGTCAGCCGTTATGATTAGCTCGCCGTCAACATTGTAGTCCTTCGGGTCGTAATACCGCCACCACTCACGCTTGATGATGTTGCCACCAGGCACTTCAGGCGACTGCTGCACCTGTGCCATGAAGGTAAATTCATCGGTTTCGCGCAGAATCTCGTAGTCCTTCGCGGACTTCATCTCCTCCCAAAGGGCCGTCCCGTCAGGGTTGAGGCCGGGGAAGGTGATGATATGCCATTCGTCACGTTCCTTGTCGAAAACGCGCCCGAAGAAGTCGTCAGGGGCAAGACGCTGGCCGATAGCGATGATCGGCACGTCCTTGTTACCAGCACGGGAAGAGATCGTCCCGTAGTAGGTCGCTACGGCAGACTCCTTGGCAATCTCAGAATAGGCGTCTTTGGCCTTCATCGGGTCGTCAATGATGATGGAACCACTGAACCCCTTTGCCGCCTCTGACTGCATACGTCCTGCACGGAAGCCGGTAATCGTACCCTGAAAGCCTACACCCTTGACGTACCCACCAGACTTGGTGTTGAAGAACTCGCGCTTGCTGAACGCCTTGTCCAGAACCAGATTCGGGAAGGTCTTGATATACCAGTCAGCCTGAATGCGCTTCAGCATCTCAAACGTGGACTGCTCTGCCAGTTCAGCACTGAACGATGTATACAGGAACCGCGCCTCGGGGAAGATGCCTAGCGACCATTCCACGAACGCCTGTGCAAGGAACGTCTTGCCGTGGCCGGGGGGCAGGTTGATAGCCAGCTTTTTCTTGCCACTAGGTAGAGTACCAAGCACAACGGCAGTCATCGCCTCGGTGATTACCTTGTGGAACGGGCGAATGATGCGATCCTCGCCTTGCAGGACGCCGGAAAGCTGGAAATACTCCAGAAGAGTAGGGAAATCAATGATCTTCTCTTCGTTGTAATTCACTTCATTTCCCCGTGGTATGCCCCGTTGGCACCCTCATACTCCCCGCTCTTGTGCGACTCCGCGAGCATCTTCAGACGGTCACGCGGCGAAAGCTCCTTGATCTTCTTGTTCAGCGCCTCGTTGCTCACCTCGGGAGGACGGTAGCGATCCATTTCCTTGCCAAAGCCACGGTCACGCGCCTTTGCGGCAAGCCAGAACATCGTCATCTTGCTGTCACCGGCCATCATCTGCGACCTTGCGACATTCTCAACCCAGTCCTTGTCGCGCTCCTGCTCCTCTTCCATCGCCTGATCTATGATGGGATGCTGCTTACGCCACTCCCTGACGGTCTTGACGCTGACGCCCAGCTTCTTCGCCAGACGGCTGTTGTCGCCGAACGTGGATTGCGTCATAAAGTCCTCGCTAGGACAGGCATCGCCACCGACGGCCGCGAGGATGTCATTGACGGTACAACGCTTCCGCGCCTCTCTTTTAGGCACGATAACGTCTTGACCGTTGATTTTGACGACTGAAATGGCAGTTACAGCGGGTTCAAACATGACCTCGCTTGCCGTTCCAACATCGTCTCTCAGCACTACTTCAAGTTCCTCTGTCATGGCTTTTTCCCGAGTATTATTATGCGCCATATACCATTCCAAAGTCAATGTCAAACAGAAAAGTTCAAAAATAAAACTTTTTTCCTTTGGCTTTCCTGCTGCATCGTGCAATACTGCGATTCGTTCAAGGGGCACAAGGCAACAAGGAGGCTGACCGTGACTAATGAAGCGAAGAGGAATGAGGATACAGTCGAACCGCTGGTCCGGCCAACACGACAAGGGTACTGGTGGTGGCTTCCGAAATGTTTTCTCGATGAAGGCAGGACAGACGGTAGGTACTGGACCGTAATGTTTGAGGGGCCACAGACAGACAAGGTTGGCCTGTTCGTCGGCCCGCTTGAGCCTCCGTCATTGCCGAACGTCCCAGATCACCAGTGAACAGTAGCGAGTCGTGGTCAACAAACGAAAGGCAAGTTATGAAGTACCGTACCGAGAAAGAAGGAGACATGCTGCGAATCTACGCAGTAAAGTCCTTCGGAAGTGTTATGGAAGGCGACAAGGGCGGTCTCATCCAAACAGAGGACAACCTATCGCATGAAGGAAACTCATGGGTGACTGAAAACGCAATGGTGGCCGGAAACGCACGGGTGACTGACCACGCACTTGTGACTGACCACGCACTTGTTACTAACCACGCAATGGTGGTTGACCACGCAAGTGTGGGGGGCCACGCACTCGTGACTGGCACCATACGGCTGACTGGCAAAGCACGGGTGGCTGGCGGAATAATCAGTTAGGCAAACGAAAGGCAAGCAATGAAGTACCGTACCGAAAAAGAAGGAGACATGCTGCGAATCTACGCAGTAAAGTCCTTCGGAAGTGTTCAGAAAGGTGATAAGGGCGGTCTTATCCAAACAGAGCACAACCTATCGCATGAAGGCAACTCATGGGTGTGGAGCGACGCAGTGGTGGCTGGAAACGCATGTGTGTATGAAAATGCGGTGGTGTCTGGAAGCGCACGGGTGACTGGAGACGCACGAGTTGGTGGCAACTCATGTGTTGGAGGCAAAGCATGGGTGGGATGCGGAGCATGGGTGTATGAAAACGCACTGGTGGCTGGAAACGCATGTGTGGCTGGAAACGAACGTGTGGGCGGCAACTCACTGTTGACTGGCTCGATCATCTAACAAACGAAAGGAAAACGAGATGGCAAAGCAAATCACAGCAGTAACCGCCTCTTCCATGACGAAGTGGCTCACCTGCCAGAGAGCGTACCACTACCGGTACAACCTCGGCATCCGGTCAACCAAGACTTCTGACGCGCTGCGCTTCGGCACGGCATGGCACAAGGCGATGGAGGAACGCGCAAAGGGCAAGGGTCTGGATGACTCCTTCCACGCCGCCATCCTTGGCACCACTGCCGATGATGTCAACTACGGGATGCTCTACGGTATGCTCAAGGCGTACTGGACGGTCTACGGTGAGCGCGACCAGTGGGCAATCGCTCCTGAAGTCGAGTTCATGCACAATATCCCCGGTTGCAACTCCTTCCGTGCGGCTGGCAAGCTGGATGGCATCGGTGATGACGGCATTAACCCCATCATCGTTGAACATAAGACCACCAGCGATGATATTGACGCTGGTAGTGACTATTGGATGAGATTAAGGTTCAACGTCCAGATGCTCCAGTACGTCACGGCGTACCTCACTGAGCACAAGACGATCCCTGTTGTTGTCTACGATGTCGCCAAGAAGATCGCCTTTCGCCCCACAAAGGTGCCTGTCCTTGACGCGGACGGGTTGAAAACCGTGCTGGATGCCTATGGACAGCGCGTCCTCCTCGCCAACGGCAAGCCTCGTCAGTCTACTGCTGACGGAATGACGCTACTGACGCGCCCCGAGAACGCGGAGGAGTTCGCCGTACGGGTCTACGATGACATCATGGCTCGTCCTGACTTCTACTTCCAGCGCAAGAACCTTACCGTCCTCCATGGCGACCTCCTTGACTTCAAGAATCAGCGGGTGGCTATCTGCAAGCAGCTTGACGCCGCGAAGAAGCTGGAAAAGAAGCTCGGCCCTCATGCCTACACGCGGAACTGCTCTGCCACGACCTGCAAGTTCTGCGACTTTGCAATGTTCTGTATGACCAATATAATCCCCGATGTCAGTTCTCT